GGGAGGTACGGCATTGCCGCAGCGGGCTACCTGCTTTTCCTTCGCATACTTCACGTTCCGGAAGTCCTGGTCGATGATATACCACTTTGGGAAACCTTGGGCGCGGTACAGCTCTGCGGGCTGTAGCATGCGCATGCCAATAGCAATTATCTGACACAGCGAGCCAGCAATCGGCACCGGCCACTGTTATGTTTATAGCAATTTTTCAAGGAGAATTTTGGAGTGTTTCGGTTATATTTTAATGAGTTGTTAGAAGTCGTCGTCGCCTTGCGCCAAAGAAAGATAATCTAAATTAAGACGAAGTAGATTGCTTAAAAAAGATACATAAGTATTACTTTCTCGGTCAGCGTAAATGCGGCTTACATCAGTAAAACCTGATTGCTCACTCAAATCAGTAGCTAATTCTTCAATAGCATCAGATATTGCCATCATTTGACCATCCGAAACCAAATGCCTTAGCAGCGCAAACACTTGAAAAGAATGATTATCACTTTCGTCATTCGGATCAACACCAATATATATTGCTTTAATTTCGCTCAATTGCTCGGCATCATTTTTTGATACATTTTCAATTTTTGCAATATGTGTGTCTAAAATGGGTATAAAGCACTTGTTAAAACTATCAGGTAAACCAATCCGCAAGTACCTGTTTGCACGCCACACAGGAACAGTGAGTTCATATTCCTTGCCAAGATTAATGATTCTAAAACTTTCGGCTTTCTGCCTTACCTAAGCACTCTAATAGATCACCTTTTTCGACCGTTAGAATGTAGTCTACATTGGCTTCGTACCAATGCCCTTCGCATTCAAATTGCAAGCGGCGGCAACTGTGTGCAAACTGATTACCTGCATGAAGCTCTCTTGGTTTCAGCTTCTTGCATACGACAAGCTCTAAAGAGCTCTCTAAGGTATCATTTGCTGCTGCGATATCACAATTCTGCGAAATCACCAGCAACATTGAAGTGTTAGGAATTTTCGAAAGTTTCCTATTATTCTTCTTAGAAAAAGAATCCGACCAACGAAGCCGGATTTCATCACAAAAACAAGATGCTGGAATGCAAACAGCTTGTTTGACACCTATATTATGTAATAATTCCTGCCCCTTGGATACCATCTAAGTTAATCCTTAAGCGCTTCTTGTAAGACTGTATAAAGTTTTAGTATCACCCAAGAACGGAGGTTGATTGCTCTCCATTTTGGCAGCTAACCTGTCACAGAATTCGATGATTTCATCCGCACATAATTTTTCAGAAGTCAAATAATCTAAAAGTGAACGCCCTTCAATAGTGTAGTTTTTAGCCATGGCGCCAGGGCTATTTTTAAATTTACCTTTAACATCATTGATTATGTCGAACAATGCTAAAGCTCTTCCTCTCGTATGTTTGTTGATATTTTGTGTTAAATCACCACCATTGGAGTATGTGTGGAGTGTTTGCCTCGTAATGCCAAAGATGTCCGCCACATCCTTATTAGGTAAGCCAAGAGTAACCTTTGTTAAAGCTATAATCTCGGAGATACTCACAACTCCTTCACGAGAACTATCAACCTCTACTTTATCAGAATTTGTAGTATTCCAATGGGATTGTCCTAAGTTTGAAACAGTCTGCTCATGGAATATAGTGTAATGAGTTTGCTTTTCCATAGGCATACTATGTGTATTGAAAGCAACAACATTACCCATAACCGCAATTGCAGCTATTACGTTATTTTTAAATGTTGGTGTACTATTCCACATCGCTATGTTCCTCCCCCCACTCTTTTCTTGCGTGATTGGAAATAACACTCCAAAAAACGTCACTTGCGTGATCATAGAGTTCTTGAGAAGCACTCTCAATAGCTTCAACACTAAACACGGGACTGCTTATAAATGTATGAGTGTGATCAACATCTAAAAGGCCATAGGTTTTTGATCGCACATTGAGCCACCCTTCTTGGCCATCGATAATTAATCCACATGAAGGATCTGGCTCAATTAGATTATCAGGTAAAACTTTGAATACTTTATTTTCAAAGCATTGTAATTCTTCAAAATTCACAACTAAGACTTGGCCAGGTTTTGTTTCAACTACTTTAAGGGTTGCCCCTTGAATATGTTTAGCACCTTCAACCATATTCAGAGACGGCGGTAAAACCTCCGCACTCACATACTGATCGAGCGGCACACCGGATTGTGGAACAATGATATCTATGTAGCGTAGCCCCACACTTTTCAACAATGTTGCTTTAAGCCCATCAAGAACCTCTAAACACGCATTAAGAATCGAATGAAATTTAGGATAAAATTCATCAAACCCCTTATAAGCAGTAGATTTAAGAACAATAGAATCTTCAGAAATTTCAACAATATCTCTTTCACCCGCAGCGCGAGATTTTTGCACTTGCTTCTGGCTCATCTGTTGTAACTCAGCGTTGAATACAACATCTACCATGTTAGCGTGGCTCTCAATTTTTTCGGGAAAACCCTCTTGGATCATGCGTTGATGTAGAGTTTTAAGTATATCTTTTGAAATAGGATTTAAGCTCGGCGCCTCACTGAACCGCAAGTGCAATACTGCGTGTACTAATGGAGCATTTTTGAGCGTCTTATGTGACATTTCGAAGACCTATCTAAGTATCAATATTGTTATTTTACACTTTTTTTGACATTCATCCATAGGGTTGGTTCATCTAGATGTGAATGAATCACAACTTTTGATGTTATGCAAAAACTGCAATCTATAAAGTGATTTTAGAATCTTGCTACAGATTTTTGCTTTTGAAGGGATCACTTTTGTAGATGGATACACGTTATTTATCAATGGCTTCATACAAAATATCTT